GCGCATACAGATGTAGATTCTTTCCAGTCATTTGGACCAAATTTTCAAAACTGTGTATTACAAGCTGCTTTAATTGATAGAGAATTTTTTGAAAAGATTTTTGAAACTTTAAAGGAAGAGTATTTTACATCTGAAGCACATAAGTCAATTTGGTTGGAGATAAGAAAACTCTTTAACAAGTATAATGCAGCTCCCACCTATGATACATTAAAGAGTGAAATATCCCAGTATCCTGAAGGTGAATTAAAAGAATCAGCAATTAATGTTTTGTTGGATGTTGAAACAAAAGTTAATCGTCAAGAAATTGAGTATGCAAAAGATAAGTCATTAGAGTTTTGTAAAAACCAATCTATGAAAGCAGCAATACTTAAGTCAGTTGAATTGTTGCAAGAAGGCAAGTTTGAAGAAATTCAAAAGACAATTGAAGATAGTTTAAAGATTAGTACTGAACAAGATATGGGTCATGATTATTTTGACTCATTTAAATCAAGACAAGAGATTCATTCTAGAGTGACTGTACCTACAGGATTTCCATTACTTGATTCTAACGAAGTGTTGGATGGAGGGTTAGCTAATGGAGAGTTGGGTGCAGTGATGGCACCTACTGGTGGTGGTAAATCATTTTTCTTAGTGAATCTTGGATTCGGTGCATTAGCTGCGGGTAAGAATGTTATTCATTATACATTTGAATTAAGCGAAACTCATGTTGGCAATCGTTATGATAGTCGTATTACAGGAGTGCCAACAAAAGAGCTGCGCAGCCGTATGGTAGAAGCAGAAAATAAGTTGGCACGTTTTATGGGAGGACAATTGTTTATTAAAGAATATCCGCCAAAGGTTGCAACCATTAATACAATTAAATTTCATATGGGTAGATTGTTATCAAACGGGTTTGATCCAGATCTTATTATTATTGATTATGGTGATCTGATGAGAAGTCGTCGTGGGTATGATCAGAAGCGATTTGAGTTAGAAAGTATTTTTGAAGATCTTCGTGCGTTGTCGATGGAGATGAAGCTGCCGATCTGGACAGCAACTCAGAGCAATCGTGAAGGTTTCAATGACGATGTAATTACTATTGATAAGGTTGGTGAAGCGATTAATAAGGCGATGGTTGTAGATTTTTTCGGTACATTTTCACAACGTAAATTTCATATTGGTAAAAATCGTATGGGACAAGCTAATGTTAATTATAACATTGATATGGACCCAGCACGTGCTTTTATTGATTTGAATGAAAATGTTAGTGGTGGAATTACAATGGGTGAAAAAGTAAATAACATGTTGAGTGATAGTAGCTCAATGAAAAATTTTTATAGAACTTTTAAAGATGAGGTAAAAGAATAAAGAATGGAAAGGTTAACAATTACGCGAACCCGGCGTTGGGGAAATTCAGAGATACAAATTAACAATGTGTATTCTGCTCCACGAAGTAAAGTAAAAATGGATCAAGTAATTAGTATGGCTAATGATATGATTTCTAGAGAAGATGTCATTACTAATGAAGAAATTGAATATGAAGTTTTGTGTTCAAGAGATAATGGAAGTACAGAGTTTATACATCGCGTAGAAAAAAAGGGGAAAAGAAGCCTTTAATGTCGCGCTATGGTTATAGATGCGAAGATTGTGGCAGTGAGTTTGAAATAGAATGTTCTATAAAACAATATGATAGACATAAGAAACAAACGTGTAATCAATGTCAGGGTAATAATGTTAATAGAACTATAGAGTTAACACCGGTTCATTATGGGCCTGGTTTTTTTAAGGACGGTTATGAAAGTGCAAAGAATATAAAGAAATCAACTTCAGAAACTTCAGACGACGGAGACTAGTATTGGATATCTCACAAAAAATTCTATCAGAGATTACAGTTTACATGAAATACGCCCGATATCTTCCAGAAGCACAACGGCGTGAAACTTGGGAAGAAATGATTACACGTAATAGAGATATGCATATAGAGAATTTTCCTAAGTTGACTAGTGAAATAGAAAGTGCATACAAATTAGTTTTTGATAAAAAAGTTTTACCTTCTATGCGATCTTTGCAGTTTGCAGGTAATGCTATTAAACAAACTCCGTCCCGCGTTTATAATTGTGCTTATCTTCCTATTGATGATTATCGAGCGTTTAGTGAGGTAATGTTTTTGTTGTTGGGGGGTACAGGAGTTGGGTATTCAGTACAACGGCATCATGTGGAGAACTTACCTTCTATTACTGTACCTACTAAACGGCGCCGTTATCTTGTTGGAGATAGCATTGAAGGGTGGGCTGATTGTATTAAGATGTTAATGAAGGCATACTTTTGTGGCCGGCCAGATCCTGAGTTTGATTTTAGTGGTATTCGAGCAAAAGGTGCATTGTTGGTAACAAGTGGTGGGAAGGCACCAGGGCCAGAACCTTTAAAAGATTGTGTGCATAATATAAAACGTATTTTAGATAGAAAAGAAAATGGTGATCAACTTTCAACTTTGGAAGTTCATGATATTATTTGTTGGATTGCTGATGCAGTGTTATCGGGTGGCATTCGTAGATCTGCCACTATTAGTTTGTTTTCTATTGATGATCAAGAAATGTTACAATGTAAGTTTGGTGATTGGTGGGAGACAGAACCTCAGCGAGCGCGAGCGAATAATTCTGCAGTAGTGGTTAGACATAGAGTAAGAAAGAAAGATTTCTTTGCTATTTGGGAAAAGGTAAAAGAAAGTGGCGCAGGAGAACCAGGTGTTTATTTTACTAATGATTCTGAATGGGGAACTAATCCATGTGCAGAGATTGCACTTAGACCTTTTCAGTTTTGCAACCTTTGTGAAGTAAATGTAAGTGATGTAGAGACACAACAGGAATTGAATGATAGAGTGGTAGCTGCTACTTTGATCGGCACTCTTCAAGCATCTTATACTAATTTTCATTATCTTCGTGATGTATGGCGCCGCACTACAGAAAAAGATGCATTACTTGGTGTAGGAATGACAGGCATTGGAAGCGGCCGTGTTCAGCAATTTGATTTGGAAGCAACCTCAAAACTTGCTGTAGAAACAAATAAGTATTATGCCATTGAAATTGGTGTTAACCCAGCTGCTCGCATTACTACAGTTAAACCAAGTGGAACAACTTCGTGTGTGTTAGGCACTTCAAGTGGGGTTCATGCTTGGCATAATGATTATTATGTTCGTCGCATCCGTGTAGGAAAGAACGAGGCGATTTATACGTATCTCACCCTTCATCATCCTGAGTTAGTTCATGATGATTTTTTTAAGCCTGAAACACAAGCTGTTATTTCTATTCCACAACGTGCACCAAATGATGGCATTTTGCGCCATGAAACTTCTTTAGAATTGTTAGAAAGAGTGAAAGACATATATAATAGATGGATTGTGCCTGGCCATCGGGAAGGTAATAATACTCATAATGTTTCATGCACCGTTTCTGTAAGAGAAGAAGAGTGGGAAGAAGTAGGTAAATGGATGTGGCAAAATAGAGAATATTATAATGGAATTGCAGTTTTGCCATATTTCGGAGGTAGTTATAAACAAGCACCGTTTGAAGATATTGATGAAGAAACTTTTGAAGGAATGTTTATTAAACTTAAAGAAGTAGATTTATCTAATGTTGTAGAAGTAATAGATAACACTAATTTAACTGGCGAATTAGCATGTGCTGGAGCGTCGTGCGAAATTACTTAAAAAAAACGGAGGAGAAATGGCTAACAGAGCCCGCGATGTTATTAAAACAATAAGACGTAATTATTCTAAGGATGATATAAAAACCGAAAGAATTGAACAATATCAGCGCGAATTGAAAGAAGCTACTGAATTTTTTGAGGGAGAAAAAGAAAAAAGTGAAGCTCAAAAAACTCATGAAAGATATAGGCGTAAGCAGAAGGGTACTGAAGAGGGTATGTCTTTAGAAGAGCTTATAAGGCCAGCAAAGAAAGTTGTAGAAAGACCCGGCACTTATTTTCATGGTCCGCTGAAGAAATTAGTAGAAGAGTTTGGTGATATTAAAACTATAACATCATACATGACAATGGGGCAGATCACAAAGTATAGTGAGAAAGATGGTTGCCTTTATAACAAAGAGGGTAAAATGGTTTATAAAGAAGAAACGCAGGAGTGTTTTGAGTAGAATAAGTTTTAAAGAGTTATTTGTAGAAACCACTAAATTAGTTGCTAAAAGATCATCGTGTGTAAAAGCTGCTCAGGCAGCTCTTTTAATTAAAGATAATAGAATTATTTCTTTCGGATACAACGGGCCACCAGCTGGCGCTATTAATTGTTGGCAAGATGGTGGCGAAGAAGCTTGTGGAAAAGATAGTAATGGTTCTTGTTTTTTAGGAGTGCATGCAGAGCAGAACGCAATTGGTTATGCGGCACGGAATGGTATTGATACTGATGGATGCATTATCTATTGCACTATGACCCCATGTATTTCTTGTGCTAAACTTATCTCGGCGGCTGGAATAAAAGAATTTTATTACTTAACCGAATATCGTTTAAATGATGGTCTAAGGTTTTTAGATCATTGTGGGATACCGGCATGGAAAATAAAAGATTAATAATTGCAGAAATAGATGATTACATTGATTGGTTAGCCACCCCTAATGAAGCTTTTGGCGGATTTCCT